TAACCTATTGCTTTATATCTAAAAGAGATATATAATAGCACATATACAAACACACAGGAGAAACATATATGTTCGGACCAGACTTCATGATCGATAGCTTTCAAGGCATTAAACGTGCCCTTACAAACCAAGTTATCAAAGACCCCACACTAAACAAAGCCGCAAACGATTTTATCGATGCGCAGACAGCTTTCGGCAAAATGTTAGCACATAATACTGTTGACGTAGCTAAGTATTCAATGGACGCCTTTACTAAGTGCTGGTTTCCAAAGAAGGGCTAAACCACCTAACGGTTTAAGACATACACACATACAAGGAGAATAATATGTCATTTGAAACACCAAAATTACCAGAAGTTAAATTTAACAAAAACGGCTACGAAATCCGTACAGACATTTTAGCAATGGCTAAGGATCTTGTCCAAGGCGAATACTCTATGAAGTTTCAAGGTTGGGAAATGTCAACTAAGCGTGACGAAAAGACCGGCCAGATTGTTAGCACAGTTGAAATGCCTACATATCCAGGCCTTGACAAAGTATTAGAGACAGCTGAAAAGATGTACGCTTTTGTTAATACCGGCGCTAAGAAGTAAATATTATATTAGAGACAGCTATCCCGCATAGCGGTAATATACATTATTGTTACGAAATGAAAAAGGACTCTTCGGAGTCCTTTTTCTATATTGTTTTTTCAGTGTACTCTGCCTTAGACCAGCCTAACAAGTATTTGGCTTTCCAGTTGTTTTGATCAAAGCCAGTTAATCCTTGCCATTGATTACGCAACTCATATATTCGGTTAGCTGCATCTTGCCAGTTAGTATGTCTAACTCGATAGTCAAAGTTCAGCATATTGTTAGTAAACGTATCGTAGTCCCTACTATCGTATTCTATGTGCAAAACTTCAAATACTTCACTATTAATAACAGCATCTAAAGCAAAATCAAACCCCCACTTAGGACGGGTTTTAATTAATAAGTCTGCTCTAGGATGTACTGTCTTTAATTTCTTTAACTGTTCTAGTGCTGCTTGATCAAAGTTAGATCTACACAGAAACATACAATGATCTAATATTAAATTATCAGATTTGTTTTCTAGTTTAAACCAAGTTTGCTGCCAGCAGGTATGATTGAGTATAGGATCATTTATAGGATAGCTCATAGCACGATAAAACTTTTGCTCAGCGCGACAAAGTTCAAATCCGTCTTTATCGTAATATGCAAAATCCTGTTCATCTAACTCGTTAACAGGTCGAGTACAACTAGGATTTGATATTAAATGAACATCAAACCTTTTAAACATTTTACTGTGTTCTATCTTTGTTGTCTACGGCGCCACCTGTGACCCACGCTGTACACGATCGATCTCCGGCACATTTAAAATGTAGGAAGTTACAATAGCCTAGATCTGCTCGGTGTATAGTTGCCATAGCATCAGCATCTTTCTCATCGCCTTTAATACCATCCTCGATACAAGCCCACATCTTGTCTGATACATCGAAAGCTGCACAGTTTCCGCACTTCATAGTCTTAGCAGTTTTTTCTGTAATGCCCCAACGTTTGGCAGCATCCTTCCAGTATGATTCTGGTTCATCTGGATTAGCAGGCCCGTAATGATATTCGTCTATAGCCTTCTGGCGATTCTTTAAGTTGACGTCTATGTCGTGTGTTGCGATAGGACAGCCCTTGTTGGCTGCTTCTACGATGTTAATATATTTTCTGTACATCATCTCTGTTCAATCCAAGTCATTGTGGCCACAGCATTCTTGTTGGCGTTTTTGGCAGCGATGGCCAAAGTCAAGGTGTCGCTGACTGTGCCCATACTACTTCGCCCAATTTGATAAACTGTGTCAGTGTCCACTCTAATCTGTGAGGCTCCTCCGCCTGCTGTAATGATACCTGCTGACAGTTCAATACCGTCTGTGATAGCACCTGTTGAAGTATAGTTATACTGTGTAAAAGCATTGGGATCTGGATGATCTACCCACGTGCCATTCACTGTGGCGTTGCGAATCAGTTTGAAATAAATGTCAGTGTTATCCACTGTACCTGCTTGGAAGTAGGTAGGTATAACAATGCCTGTCAATGCTGTGCTTTTTATTCTAATACTGACTACGGGATAAAAAGTATTGGACAAAGGCATGTTGACGCCAGTCAACGGTGTTAGAATACTTTCAGCGATGCCTAGTTTTTCAACACTACCTTCGGCTAAGATACTATTACTACCTTGCCATAGATAGTGTGTGCCTGCTACACCTGTGAGATTTTCTATCTCCAGTCTGATGGGCAAGAATGGAGTTTTCGCCCAAGGACTCTGTAGTCTATTACCGTGGTTAAAGGTGTGTATAACTCTGGGCAAGCCGTTCATCACAAACATAAAGGATACCTGTCCAGCACCATACCATTCGTAGTCCATCATGACTAACTGCTGTGCTTGAGGATCTGCTGTGAGACCACTGGGACCGTTACCATCTAGTTTATCGCCGTTCCAGTCTTTGCGATAGATTCTTTCCACTGTGGGTGTAGCACCATCACTGTTGATAATCACACAGGCATACTGTGACTCTCCTGTGTCAGGGTCAACAGTTCCACAGTCTTCAAAGAAAAATCCATCAGTGCCATCAAACATACCAAACCTACGACGAATGCCAGTTGTTGGTGTGGCTAATCTAACAGCGAATGCCACACTCTGTGTACGACCTGGAGTATAACGTTGAACGTTGCAAGTCTGTCGTATGACTTTAGATCCCGTTTGATTGGTTACCTGCATACGTATTTGACTGAATGAAGTGTCAAATACTGCGGAAGCACCGTTGACTGCGCTCTCGTCCCACACATCAGTTTCTTTACCATACTGGAATGTGTTAAAGAATATAGTTTGCTGTGTCTGAACTTTGAGACGACCCTTGCTGTCTATACTAGAACTGACTCCGGAACCTTCGCCTGAACCTACTAGGTTAACGTTGGCACGAAGCACAGGTTGGCCAATGGCATTGTACTCCATAGTTTTATGGAGGTCATTGAGGTTAGGTTCTGAACTGTGGTCGTAGTTAGTAGAGTTTACTGTACGACCGTTAACATCTATTGTCATTGATTAGAATCCGTTGGTTGCTGAGTTATGAAATATTCTACCTGTCCATGTGGATGTTTTGGTAATAGTAGGTGTAGAGTAACTCACAACCATTGTGCCAGGTCCAGTGTTATTACCGAACATGATCCTAATTGGATAATAGACATTTTGTGTTAGGCTGATAGTGCCACTTTGTTCAGTGGTACCATGTAGGCCTCCGTTTTGCACCACAGCGTTGGTATGAGTATATCCTTCAATAGCATTGGGGCCTATCCACATGTAACTGGCATCGTCTGTGCTGGTGAAAAAGGTATATGTTTCTGTTGTCGGAGCAAGGAAATAACCTATCAACAGAATAGAATTGTATTGAGGCTGTGAGGTGATATTCAATGTGACCAAAGTGCCCTGTGTTTCAGTCACAGGTGCAACCACAGGATTGTCAAAGAACTCTAGATCATCATTTGTTGGTGTAAAGTCGAGGCCAAAATAACCGTTAGCATTAGTAGTTCCAACTCTGTTGTAGAAATAAATGTCCGGATCAAATGTGATGCCGGCAATGTTTATCCAGGGACGCCCTTGAACTAATCCGCCTGTGTTGGGATTGTCAACAATAGAATTATTAGAATATTTTGTGGGTAGGGCATCTATATCGTACGTATTATTCACACGATAATAAGGCTGAGTTATGTCGCCGTCTGCTTGTCTTTTAGTCTGTGCTAAATCAAGTTTAGCTTTTTGTCTAAGTTCTCGAGTCGCTAGTGTTGATATTCCGTTTGCTGACATCTTACATCTCCTGCTGATTTGGATACATGCTAGGATCTTTTACACGAATATCGTGTGGATGTTTTGGACCATTTAGGCCGCCGCCTGCATCTACAGTAACAGCAGTAATATCTGCTACCTTTTCGTTAGGACTGTTAGCTAACACACTCATCTCACCGTCCTTAGGCATTATACCTGCTATTTGTTTAAAACGATCAATATCATCGTCTGTGTACCCTATGGGCTCATCTGATAGTGTATTGTCACCGTCTACTTGATCAATAATGTCTAAAACTGCTCTGATAATTTCGTGTGCTCTCATATTTTTAATTCCCAGTTTAATATTTAGCGTTAAATAACAGACTATGATTAACAAACAACCTTTCGAAACTCTAATTGCAGAACTTAAAGCCAACGGCAAATATCGTGTTTTCAACGACATTGTTAGGGAAAACGGTAAATTCCCGCAGGCCATTTGGTATGGTCCGTATGCAATAAAAAACATTGTTAACTGGTGTAGTAACGATTATCTAGGCATGGGTCAACACAAGGTCGTTATAGATGCTATGCACACAGCTTTAGACCACACTGGTACCGGATCTGGTGGAACTCGCAACATAGGTGGTACTAGCCATTATCATGTAGCTTTAGAATACGAACTTGCAACATTACATAAAAAATCTAAAGCATTGTTATTTTCAAGCGCATATGTTGCCAACGAATGGACACTGATTGCTCTAGCTAAGATTATACCTAACATTGAATATATTAGCGACTCAAATAATCATAATAGTATTATTGTTGGTATACAACATAGTCGTGCTCCTAAGAGTGTGTTTAGACACAACGACATGCAAATGCTTGAAGAAATGTTACAAGCTAGTAGAGAAGCAGGAAATCAGCCTTGCATTGTATTTGAAAGTGTTTACTCGATGGACGGTGATGTTGGTCCTATTAGAAACATTTGCGATCTTGCTGACAAATACGGTGCTATCACCTACATTGACGAAGTACATGCAGTTGGTTTGTACGGAGAACACGGCGCTGGAAAAATTGAACAATATGGATTACAAGACAGGGTTGACATAGTTAACGGAACCTTAGGAAAAGCGTTCGGAGTGCAGGGCGGTTACATAGCTGCCGATAGTGTTGTTGTTGATGCTATTCGAAGTATTGCTGCTGGTTTTATCTTTACTACTAGCATGAGTCCTGTTACTTGTGCAGGAGCTCTTGCCGCAGTCAAATATCTTAAAAATCATAATGAGCTGAGAGAACAACATCAAGAACGAGCACTAAAACTTAAACATCGTTTAATTAAAAACGGTCTACCATTAATGGATTGCTCAACTACACACATTGTTCCGGTACTAGTTGGAGATGCTAAACGATGTAAAGCTATGAGTGATTATCTATTAATGGAACATGGTATCTATGTACAGCCCATTAACTACCCAACAGTAGATGTGGGAACGGAGCGGTTACGTTTTGCACCTACTCCGTTACACGATGATGGTATGATTGAAGATCTAGTTAATGCGCTAAAGCTAGCTTTTAACACATGCTAAGTACCTGCGTCACACCAAACACCAGTGCTGCCCTAAGTTGCAAGTCAGCACCAGCAGCTTCTAACTTCTCAGTGTTGATCAAATCTTCAAGCAAAGCACGAGCTTCGTCAGGTGTGATTTGATTGTTCTGCAAAGCTTCTGCAATGGTCAATGCATATTGAGCACGTTCAGCTGCCCAAGGTTGTCCTGAGTTGATAACTTCGTGTAATACGTTGCTCATTTACTTTACTCCTAACTTTTCTAACTTACTAATATAGTTGGCCATCAAGTGATCAAACACTCCAATAAATTTTTGTCCTTTTGCTCTAGCTTTCATTCTACTGCGAGCCATGTCTTTTACTCGTTGCCACGGAGTTAGATCTCTAAACTCTCCGTAGTAGTTCATATACACATGTGTGCCGTGATGATCAAAGCCCATGGCTCTAAATGGAACTTTGGTTACATCATCGCAGTTGTTCTGTACTCTATAATGTTCAACAGCTAGGCTCTTAACAAACTCAGTGTTGCCAACTCTAGGCGATCCAAAGGTTATCAATGCAATTACACGATCCTGCATACGACTGGCAGCAATGGTAGCCATGGCAGCACCTAAACTGTGTCCTGTTACGTATAGGTTACCTGGATTAGCTGCAAGTGCTGCAGAGATACTGGGCCATAACTTGTTGATCTCACCTTTGAAGCCTACGTGTACTTTGCCACCACAGGCTTCCAGATTCTTACCAGCTTTCAAGTCTGCCAGCACATCTGACTTTTGTGTTACTTCGGTGCCTCTAAACGACAGCACTGTAATAGTACCGTTAGTCAACAAGTATGCCTGTGCGCCATCAATATCAAAGAACTGGACAATGGTATAGCCTAGTGCTTTAAACTTAGCCTTAGAGTCTTTAGGGTTATCATAGGTAGTTGCCGCCAGTTTGGCAAACTCTAGTAGTAGTTCTGTTTTCATTAGAATCTTCCTTGTACTGTTTTAGCAATGATGTCAGCCTGTTGAATCATTAGCTTACGTTTGATATCACAATAGATAGGACTCACTGGTTGTGGTCTATCTTGAAACTCTTTAACTGTGGCCTGTAGAGTCTTGCCTAAGTGGGCAACATCCTTAGTGCCTTTGCTTTCTGAATATAGTGCAAACCATTGTACTTGGTCAGCAATCGTTTTTAACTGAGCTCGTTGATCACTCTTGCAATCAAAGTTGTGTGTGGCCTGTCTTAGGTCGGTAGTAACCTTAGCTTGATTAACATCCCACTTGCTAGGGATCATGTCAACTATGCTAGCGCAACCTGTTAAGGTTATTAGAGCAGTAATAGCTAGTAGGCGTTTCATTTAGTTGCACCAGCTTTGTTTAGCTTCGCCAAAATACTCACGAGCAAACCCGTTAGCAATTAATCCAGCACGTAGACTCTTACCGTCTAATATAATGTCGCCTAATACACGGCCACCAAACTTATCCCAACCATAAAGAGTTACCTGACGCTTCTGACTAGATGCTACAGCTTGTTTAGTAAAAGCTGACGCCATTTCGCCGCGTTGTGCTTCTGAAGGACACTGAGCACGATGTCCTTTTTCTGGTGTGTCTACACCATAAATTCTAATAGCCAGTTCTGGCTTTAAAGGTGCAGGTAAAAACGGTGCTGCGATAACAACAGTATCTCCGTCACTGACACGAACGATCTGTGCGTCGTAAGTTACACCCTGAGGTTGTTTTTGTGCAAATACCAGTGTGGGAACTAGTAATAAGATTGCTAAAAATTTGTTCATAATAGTCCTTCGTAAAACTACTACTATTTATGATTAAAAACTGTTGTTAAACCAACCAACCTTTTTACCGTCTGCTATACGTTTATCATACGCCTCTACCGAGCTAGGAAAGCGCCATGCCCATATAGCGACCAGTGCCATAAAGATGCCAGTATAGATAACACCACGCATCGGAACACCACTAATGATCATTAAAACTAGACTAACACTCATTGAAGCTAACATAAAGAACTTTAGCTTTAAAGGAAACACACGCTTTTGATTCCAGTTTGTAATAAACGGTCCAAAGGTCTTGTGATTCATAATCCAGGCATGCATACGTGGACTGCTTTTGGCAAAGCAATAGGCAGCAAATACCACAAACGGGCTATATGGCAAGCCTGGAGTAATCACTCCAACGTAGGCCATACCTAAACTTAAAAATCCTAATATCTTCCATAAAAACTTTTTCATGCTAATCCCCAGCTTCCTTGACTTTTACGAGCTTGTAAATCAAATCCGTTTCTACATTGTTGTTTAGGACAAGGTCTAGGTTTTTGATCTAAGCATACAGTTTGCTCAAACACATTACCTAAACAAAGGGTACTCTTACACCAACCTCTCCAAACATCGCCAAAGTTATCTATAACTATTTGATCTACACCAGCCCAACACAAATGTCCATAAAAATTATTTAAATTATGAACACGCTTAAATTCAACTGTGCTTTCTACTTGTTTAGGAACGTTAATATCAATACCGTTTTCTTTGTAGTATTCAGCCCATTGATCTTGTGAATATTTAAGGTAATCGTTATTACCTCTAGTAAAATTTGAATATAATAATTGTAACTGTGCATTATAACCTTGCGATTTGAGTTGGTCATAAGCAGATCGCTGAGACTCCCAAGTCTCTGATGTTGTAGGAATATAAATTTTAGGATTTGTATAAGGTTTAACAAGGTTTACCACTTGTAAGAAATGATTAAAATCTGTACTCGCATGATAGGTTAAAGTTAAATCATATAAATGATGAGCTGTATTATTCCACCAGTTAAGCGATGCTTGTGCATTTGATATTAGTTTGAATTTTATTTTGTCGTTAGTATTTTTTAAAATAATCTGTTGTATAGCATCGCTTTGTGTAGGCTCGCCACCTGAGAACTCTAAACGTACATGTGAAAAAGCCCCGCACTGATCAATTAAATGATCAAATGCAGGGCCTAATCGTTCTATTATAGGAAACGGATTTTCTCCGTTGTATAAATCTTTGTGGCAGTAGCTACATTGTAAATTACAACTATTACCTAGATTCCAATCAATCGTGATAAGATCAGACACCTATATATTCCAGCCATTCGTTATGCCTAATATTAAAAGGCAAACGTTTACGCTTATTAATAAGTTCGTAAAAGTCTGGCTTGTAGGGTTTAAACTTAGGACGGATCTTTTTGTTGTTACCTTTGCTAGCATTACAATTACCACAAGCGGTTACAGTATTTTCAAAGGTAGTCTTACCACCGTGACTACTAGGCAGAACATGATCTAGTGTACATTCTTTTTTAGCCAGTATCTTTTCGCAGTAGGCACAGGTGTAATTGTCTCGTAAGAAAACATTACCCTTGCTGAATCTGATAGAAGTTTTTGGCTTCATGTAATCGTGTAACATTAGGATACTAGGTACGCGAGTTTCCCAACGTGCAGAGTGAACAATCCAATCTTCATGCCATGCTAAAACACTGGCCTTGTCTAAGACCATATATTTGATTGCTTCTTGCCAATTAAGCGTTGACAACGGCAAAAAGCTGACTGGTGCGCCGTCGGCGTTGAGTAGCAGTGTGTCGCTCATTTTTGTTCTTCAGTTGATTAAACATTTACAATTATATACTCAAAAACAATTTTATGCAAGTAAAGAATTGACAAATTCCATGCCAGATTGCTCAATTCCTTGTGTCCATTGTTCCGACTCGTCTAAATTAAACACAAAATCAGTGTTTGGTGTAGCCACTAACCAACTTGTATTATGATTATAAGGCTCTTGACCTTTAATCTCATTTTCCAATTGATCAGGTGCCCAAGCGCATAATCCTAACATCATTCTGTACCATTGCGGTCTATCTCCAGTAGATATTCTAAATAACAAGTCTTGACTAGAACTAATACTAAACTGATTATCAATATTCATAGTATTTGAACAGGCCCATTCTGCACTATGTAAAAGTGTAAGTGCTTTGATGTTAACTGGACCGCCAATATGTAAATGTCCATCTAAATCAGTAGTAACACCAACTTGTTGACAAAATTCAGTTATAGGCATCTTTGATTGTTTATTGAGAACTAGTCCCATACTACCTCTCTCGTGATTCTCTGTAACATAGATTACAGTTTTTGCCCAGAATGTACCTCTTATGCTAGGAGGTGCAACTAAAAGTTTACCCGTTAAATTCATTATGCAGTTTTAATATTAGACAAAGCATTTAATGCTGTTTTCATGTCTATGGATGTTTTCTTTCTATTAAGACCAACACCACCGTAATAACTATTGCCACCTGTTGATGGTGCTGGTAATCCAGCCCATACTCGAGCCAATCCTTCTAGAAAATCTTTGTCACTCATTTTACCAGCAAGCCATTGATCTAACCCTTTTTCTTTTAGGAAGTAGATTCCCATCTTATCTTGATTCTCTGGATTAAATTTATCCCTCTGAGGATTTAAACCTACCCTTTGAGCATAAACAAGTGTGTTAAATTCCATAATTTGGTATCGACCCATTGCAGTAGATCCAGCTTCTTTACCCCAGGCAAGTTGAAACTTGTGTGCATCAGCAATGGTCATTTTTAGTATTTCTGGTTTGCGAGTTCCGCCAAACATCATGTCATAATAACCGCGACTTTCCGGACCAGCTACAAAGTTTAGAACTTCTCCTATTCTACCCGTTGTAACAGCATCGTAAACAACAGGTTTTTCTGCTGTTCTTCTACCGATGCGTGATTGTTGTTGTGAAGGTTTCACCCGGGGAATCTTGTTTGTCATAACCATAGTGATTGCATCAGAGTCCTTTTTAGTAAAGGTAGTGCCATCACCATCTAAGTCGTAATCTTTTTGAAACGCTCTTAATGCTGCTACTGTGTAAGGACCAAACTTACCATCTATACCCGTTGGACCTATATTGTAACCTAACCCTTTAATACGTGTTTGCATAGCAATAACAGCATCTTTATCCCGAAGTCTAAAAGGAGGACCTGCTCTTAGAGTATCATCATTTGTTGGTACACCCGGTGTAGAAGAACTAGGTTTGGTTCCAGCGCCTTCTTTATCTTTAGTTGCGGGTGCGCCTGGAGAAGCTGTTGTTGGACCTAATGTTACGCCAGCTCCAGCTTTAGCTCTGACTTGATCAGCTACTTCTTTATAAGTTGCATTACCAGCATGGATACCGTCGTACAAAGGTTTTCCGTTAATATCAATTATAGGAACATTTATTGAACCTTTGATAGCAGCTCTAACTTTATCTTGATAATCACTGCCGCCGTACCATTGAGCGTCTTTAGATTTACCGCGGCCTGGGCCATTAGGAAACAACATGAATATAACTTTAGCACCTTGCGCTTCAACTTTATCAATCACGTTGGCTACGTTGGCTGCAATGATGTTAGGATCTTTTGGAGGCTTTTTAGTTTGATTTGCTCTCAACATAGCATTAGCAGTATCGTTAGCACCTTGACTGACTAATACTGTAGCACCTTTAGGTATTTTTGAAATGTTGCCTAGCATCCGAGGATCTGTGCTGCTGGTGCCCCCGATCGCCAAATTAACCCAATCCTTTCCGCCCATTCTAGCTATCATGTCTGCATGGCTATCGCCGATGGCATAAAATTTAGCCGGTTGTGATTGTTCAAATAATTTAAATTCTTTAAATCTCATGATTTATCCTATATCTGCTAAAGGGTCAACTTGACGGCTACCTGCATATTTTTCCCAATGTAAATGCGGGCCTGTACTAAATCCAGTACTACCAACACGACCAACTAAGTCGCCTTTTTTAACAATGTCGCCGACTTTTACTTCAATTTTTGATAAATGTAAAAATCTATGTTTCTCACCTTCAGCAGTCATCATTTCAATGTAGTCGCCAGCTGTTGGACTTCCAAATTTTATAAATGTAATTTTACCGTTTTCTGGAGCAACTACAGGAGTTCCTGTGGGTGCTGCAATATCCACCCCAGGATGAGGAATCTTATTACCGTTAGGTCCAGTTACCATTCGGCCGTATTTTCCACTTAGTCTCCCTTTAGTTGGCATTATGCTTCCAGCCGAGTCTGTTGATTGATTAGGTGTAGTAACTGTAGAAGAAGGACGATTTGAAGTTGTAGTTTTACCAGGAACATTTACCTGGCTAGGGGGAATACCTGCACGGTAAGCATCAAGGGCTGCTTTTGTAAATTTTCCCATAATACCATCGTCTTTGGTTGGTCCAAGATCATACCCTTTAGCTATTAATAGTTTTTGTAACTTTTTAACTTTTGGGTCAAAAACATTTTCAAATAATTTAAATTCATTAAATCTCATTTGCGTGTGCCCCAGTCTGGAATTTTCCCGCCATATTTCTTGCCCTTAACTTTATGACCACCCATGACCATACGGCTTTCTGGACCTTTGCCCATCTTATGGCTTTTGTTGCCTTCGCGGGCACGTAGGCCCTGGCTTTTACAGCTGGCTAGGTTACTGGCGCCTAATTCGCTATTAGGCGTAGTGCTTAGGCATAGTTTTCTGCTAGCTTTTTCACTGACTTCTTGTTCGGTTATAATTTCACTAATACGCATGATAACGTATTTAGCAGGTTAGGCTTCGAGGTCAATCCATTCATATACATTGAGCCATTTACGCTTGCCTATAGTTTCTTTTAAATGTTTAAGATCTGCACAGGTTCTTTGTCTAAAACGTGTCTTTTCGCTATCAGGCATAGGAATTGTACGTATTTCAACACCTTCTTGTTCTGCAATAGCTTCTGCAATATCTAAAAATGAGTGCGGCAATCCACTGCCTACATTCCATATTCCACTGCCTACTACAGTAGTCATAAAGTCTAAGTGCAGGCGACAAATATCTCCTACCCAAGTCCAATCTCGATAGATATGTTCTGCGTTTTCCCATACTTCGATGTAGCCGTCTTTCTTTGCTTGTTGGCGCCATTTGTAGATAGCATTAGCACGTTTGCCTCGTAAATGGTTCCACTTGCCGTAAACATTATGGTATCTAAATCCGTGTACCATTACGTGTTGTTCTTGTTGAAAGACCCAACGATCAAATAGATACTTGCTCCATGCGTACGGAGTTTGTGGGTAGCAGGGCGCATACTCACTAGTGTCTTTAGTATTGCCGTAGACGCTAGATGAACTGGCATACTGTAGATGTACACCGTGTTTGTTACATTCATTGAATAGACGCTGGCTGAATTCTAAATTTTGTTGTAGAACTTTATCTACATCTGTTTCAGTCATGTCAGCAATAGCACCTAGATGTACCACCCAGTCGTAAGGTCTTACATCGGGGAAGTCATTAGGATCCCAATCCCAGCCGTCTACTTGCCACTCTGGTTGTTTGCTTAAGAAGGCCATCATATTCTTGCCAATGAAGCCTGATGCGCCAGTTACTAATACTTTCATAAATACCTCGCAGGGTATTTATGAATTAAGAATATTCAAAGTGAAAATTAAAGGTTGAATGTAAAGCATCAGCGCAAACTATGTTTTTTACTATATTGCCGTTATGTGTAAAAACTGCAATAATACCCATTGTTTGCATGTCAGCAGGAATACTATCTAGCTTAACTACTTCGCCTGGACCGTATAATCTAGTTATTGCTTCTGCAACATTATCTGGCATATAATCAAATGCCATTATACAATTTAGTGCTGTTTCGTGATCGTGAAACTGCCTATACTTGTTATATACTTTAACTAGTATGTTGCCATTGCCGCAACAACTTTCATGGAACACTTCTTTGTTCTTAAAGAAATCTTCTGGAACATTATCAATCATTAAATCAATAATATATTCAGGAGTAAAAAACTCCTGGGTGCCTTTTTTAGCTCTGCTTACTCTTGTCGGCTTTTGTTTTTTTGATTTTAACTTCTTTGCCTGTTTCGTGGAGCCTGTCATTTTTAATTTTTTCCTTTAATACATCACTAGAGATAAAATGATCTAATATTTTGTCTTCAGTATCTAAATCAAACTTAGTCAGTTTTGGAATGCTATTCCATTGCGGCTGATCGCATGTACGACTAGTTCTCCAGTAATGTGCCAAGTATCTAACCAACTTAGTGTTTAGATAAAATACAATAGCATCAGCTTGTACTTTGTCATCGACAACAATATATTTGTATGTTCCGGTTAACTGGTAGCCAGGTGGGACATAAACAAGATTACCATAATGCTTATCACCTTTACCCCAGCCAGCTGCCAAATAACTTGTAACAACTCTATGTTTGTCTGCGTCTGTATCATATTGTCTATCACTGTATTTGATAGCGCAATCCTTGAGAGTCTTTTTTAATTTATCAATTACAGGAAATTGATGTGTCTTTGTTTTTGTATTGCTAAGAGTTGCTTTAACACCTTTAAAGGCAGAACCAACACCTTTAACTTCATAATGGGATTGTTTAACGCAATTAAAAATAAAAGTAACTTCTTCATCGCTCCGTGGAGTAATGATTACATCTTTTGATCTGAAGTCGTACTGATAAGTTTCAGTACTACCTAAGTGTCCTACTTCAATAGGGCCAGTATAGCCCTTCTTGCAAAGATAAATGGCTGTTTCTAAATTTGCACCAAAGTCTTTGAATGTGTCAAAAGGTAGTACAATAATTTTGTACAGGCCCATTTTATTTAGAAAAATGTTCCTTGTCTGTTTTAAGTCGCCGCTGTCGCTACGAAGCCATGCAGTAGGCAGAATATCAGCAGTCCATTCATAACCGTGTTTGAGTTCGTTTTTAATTAACTCGGGATACAGATTAGCGCGACCTTGTCCTGGTTTCTGGTAAGGTAAATTTCTTAGGCTAAACTTTGGATCATAGGCTGTAAGATTTAATACAGCATGGTCCTCATACTT